AATCAAATATATATCTTAGAGTGTTTGGCTTGATTTCAGCCAGCTTTACGCCACCTATTTTGTCTCTAATATAACGATTAATGATGCCAATATAACTTTGATAGGTGGCTGGTGTTATGCTCTTTTCTTTTAGTTGCAACCAAATATTAATCCAGGTATTTAATGAGATAGTGGCATCGAAATTGGCGCACGATTGGTTAGCGTTTATATATTTCTCCATCGCTTCCGTAGCAGCTTTCTTTGTGCTGCCATAAAAGTATTTACGCTTACCGTTTATCATCTTAGATACTTGGTAGCGCCCATCGGCTCGTTTTTTAGCCATAGCTCACCTCCTCGTTACTCGACTGATGTATAACTATCGAATATAAAATCAATAGTCGCTCTAATTGAAGGGTTGGCTCCTTTTATTTTGATTAATTTATACGCTTTTATGCCTACACTTCTTATTGGTGTAACCAGTAACGCCGCAAGAAAACTGTGAGTGGCGGTTTTAGTATTAGAAAAATCTAATACGACATTTTGGCCTTTTGCTAAAGCAGGTAGAATCTGTTTGTCTCGTCTATTACTAGCTTCATATTTAACTTCGCAATTTTCTCCACAATAGTTATACATATCTATCGTTATTTCTACTTCTGTAGGCTTATTATTACGAGCCTCTACTTCTTGTTTTGCTTTAGCTCGTAAGTCATCTAGTTCTTTACTGAAATTAAACGATCTAAATTTATCAAACCCTATTGTCATGTAGACGAATGTACCCGGCCATGCACGTCGTAAAGTGTCTGAAGTGATGTCTGTCGGGGAGATGTGCAAAAGCCCTGTGCCGGAAATTATATAAGTATCGGCTTCCAATTTTTTACCTAAATTTGATGACAAGAATAGCCCCATGCCGGCGTTGTTTTGTGCGCTATAAGGGTTCTTTGGGGCCCCAAATGTTCCCGATATTTCCGGTTTTATAGCTTCTTCTAAAGCTGTCGTATCGGAAGAAAATGGAGGGTATGTTTGTTCTAAGTGACGTTTAATACCCACGCCTAAATCCGCTACGATAAACGATAATTGGTTTTTATCACGGTACCAGTTAAATTGTAGTAAAGAAGGGATTTGGGGATTATAGCCGTGTTCTAAAGTATTGTATAGTAACTCGGAAACAATATACCGTAAAGTATCTTCGTGCCCGGATATGAGATCCATATCGATTTGAGAAGTATATTGTAGTATTTTGCCAATAGCCGAAGATACGTCAGTTGTTTGATTTCTAATGGCAAACATAGGTTTGTCGTAAACGGTGTTGAAGTTCTCATTACTATCTTCTAATACTTTATAGCAACCACTTCCACCGATACGCTGCCACATTTTTCGTAATGCCGTATTTTCATCAATGTTAAAGTATATATAGGTTCCTTTGCTTTTTAAAAACCATAGATACTGAATGAGTAGGGAGAGCGCTTGGTAATTGGCACTGATACACGCACGGCCGTCGATGATTATAGAAGGCCCTTCGAAATTCCAATCAAAGATGGATAGGTAGGCATTGAAGTCAACAATATTATTATTTTTAAAAGATAAAGTTCGAGGTAATTTTATAATTGGTATGCGTTTTCTAGTTGTTCGCAATCTTGATTCCTCCTATTCCCGTTGACACGGATGACAAGTATTTGGTATACTCGACTTGTAAACATAATAAATGCGTAGAGACATAATCGTGAACGGAATGTTCGTCTCTCAGAAAAGAAGTAAAGGAAATTATATCTTTCCCCCTACATAATCCCTCACTTATAGGTGAGGGACTTTTTCTTTATCACAAAGCCTCTTGCCTCGTAGTAGGGTAGGGGCTTTTTTATAGCAAAGAATTTTTTAACATATACCGGTAAAGATAGTGATAATGCGTTCTCGTTCGAATTTGTTAACGTCAACAAATTCAAGGTAACCTGCATGATTACAAGTATTTTTAATATAGAATTAATTGCATATGCTATATCTATTGCATATATCTTAAAAATAGTTTTATAATGAGTTTAAGAGTGTTAAGTCGTAAGATTTGGAGGCGTAAATATGAATGTATTAAGATTAATTCTGTCAGATATATTTGTTTTTATATCTTTGGTGGGATTAATATGCTTAATTGTAACAATTCCTCTGTATCTTTTCTCGGTGCCATTAAACACATTTACTGAAATAGGAAGATGGCTTATAAGTATATTAATAGTGTTTTTTCTTTTAAAGCATGGATATGTTAAAATTAACTCCTCTTTCTAGGAATTTTTATATCTAAATCGTTACTTACCTCTTCAAGAGTGTCGTCAGATATCGCGGCACTCTTTTTCTTGTTTTCGTAATATAACTGTAAGAATGCGATAATCTTTTCTAGCAATCCATCGGTTGATAACTCCGCATCTATTTTACCGATTGGATCCTTAGATATTTTAAGTCTTCCGCCGACTATAAGAACTCCTACTACAGCAATGGCAGTTACCAATATTACGGGCCCAAAATATTCTATAACCCCTGGACACTGAACGTTTACTCGAGAGTTGATTTTTCTCGCTGCCGCAGTTACTGCCTCATCTTCATTATTAATTGCATTATTTAATTCAACCGCACGTTCCAATATCCCTGTCATATATAAAGGAATATGTAAACTAGGAACATCGGCTTGCCGTCTGACGGCTATATTAAAGTAAGCCACGCCATCCATGATATAGAAAGGGTTAATCGCACGCTCAATAAACGGTCTATAATCATTGGCATTGGACAATGCTTGTTGATTTCTAAAAAATAAATAAAGTTTAGGGTCTATTAAATATCGTTTTGTAGAAGTAATCCATTTTACTTTTCGTCGCTTTAAATACGGACAAGACTCTTCTTGTAATGCGTTATCGATGTCATCAGCTTCATAATGTATATCATCTTCTAACAATCCGAATGCGAATTCTGCTGGTCCAGTAGAAGGGATAATTACAATATCACCCTTTTGCATTTCTCTGCAAAAACGATAAACTTGGTTAAACACTCTGGTTGTATTTGCACCATATTTTTCTTTAAATGGGCCTACAATTTCATCCGTTCTATATAGTTCTTCAACACATGGGACATCGTTCCATCCGATAGCTACAAACCCTTTTAAAAAGAACTCTTTATAATAATCTCCTCCGTGTGTTCGGAGAAACCAGTAATTTCGGTTAGGTACTATGGTAGGCTCTATTCCTTCCGATTTTAAAAAGTCAGTTAAGTCAGCGAATGTAACTGTTTTATTCATTTTGAAATCTCCCTTTTATATAATCCCTTATAATACTGATACGTAATGGTGGTAGAAATCTATATTCTCCAATTCGGCATCGTTAATACATGTTCGACGGACCATTTGTTCTACTAGATTAACGTGTTCGTCTAAATAGAAGTCATCGTTAATAATATGCATTAATTCATGTTTGATTTCCTCCCTCATGCGATCATGGGGGAGATTTTTATTTATGTAGATATTATGGGTATCCACATCTTCACATTCCTCCGACACAGCGTTGGCATGTGGTAAATCACAGTAAATTACATTAACTACCAAATTAACACTCTCCCTTATATACTATTTATTTTTTAATTTTAATAGTTCTATATATTCAACTGCTTTCTCCATATCCTCCTTACTAATATCTTTTGCTGCAGAGAATAACATACGGGCCCCTGGGCGTGTGCGTAAGTACTCAGCGAATTCAGCAGCTTCTTTATCTAGGTAATATTCCTCTTCAGTTTTATTATTTGCTCTAGATTTATCGCCTACATCAGCAAAGAATTCAAGTGCACGTTCGCCGAGTTGATCTTGTTCATCTGGATCAGTTAATAATTCATCTAACGACATATTCATCCCGTCCGCTAATTTGTTTAAAGTTCTAATAGAAGGAATAATTGGTTTCTTTGTTCTAGAATTTTTATTATTTTCTAGCATTGACAAGTATTGTTTAGTCAAACCGGTTTTTGCTGATAGTTCTTCTAATGTTAAATTATTATCTTCTCTATATTTTTTTATGGCTTCTCCTAATGACATCGTAGAATCCCCCTTTCTTGATAAGTAAAGTTTACATTATAAAAACATTTTTGTAAAGCATGCTTGACAATTGTTTTTTGATAAAGTATACTAAAGCTGTCAAGCGGGCTTGACAACTGAAATGAAGAAAGGAGGACGTATGAATAAGCTTAGAGAATGTAGGATTAATAAAAATATAACTCAAGAAGAGCTTTCTAGGATATCTGGTATTTCTAGGACTACTATTGTTAATATTGAAGCCGGAAAGCTTAAATTTATCCGCTCTGACACAATGGATGCACTATCAGAAGCTCTTAATGTTCCTGTTCCTACATTATTTTTTTAATTTAAAAGTAAAGCGCGCTTTACTTGCGACAAAAGGCGCGATATGCGAACAATTTATTAACACAGAAAGGAGATTGCGATGAAAATCATTATAGAAGGTACTGCTGAAGAAATTCAGGCATTAATGCAAAAAGAGCTCTGCTGTGAACAGAGCTCTAGTAATCAATGGTTTCCTGAAGACAGTAATCGGAAATATTACGAAAAATCAACAAGTGGTCCTAACCTGAAAAAATAGTTTCGTTGATATATTTCCAAGCATCCTTTGGTAACCAACCTTGGGTATTATTTATTACTTCTATGACCAGTAAACTATCATTGCTATCTAGATATTTGGTTATTTTGTCAGATACTTCTTGGGCTGATTGATAATTAGATCTAATTAAATAGGACGATTTCCAATATGTACACCAAGCTCCATCACTTGCCGATTTGATTGCTTGGATAACATTTTCATAATCTTGTCCCGCTTTATTCAAATCATAAGTAATAAAATAACGTTTTTTCATTCCACTCACCTCCTTTCTATATCCATTATAGCAAACGCGGAGGTGAGGGAAGTAATACTAATAAACAGATGAAGGAGGAGAGATGAATCAAAGAAGTAGTTTTGTTGTCAACACAATTCGACAATAAAAAATACTACGTAATAGACCTGAACGGTAATCTATCACGTAGCATCAAAGATGGATTGATATTTTTAAATCGGGACGATGCAGATATGTATATACCTGGCATTGAGTCGAAATTAAAAATAGTTTTAGACGGGGCTGCAAATCTTGTTAATGCAGAATCAATTAATCTTATGAGTATAATTTCTGACACACTTTTCGAGCGCATATCGTGCTCTGGAAATAATAATTAATGCCTCAATAGTTGATTGATAAGTATCATTACTTAGGTATTTGGGTGTATGTGCTTTGGGATTCCTGTATAGATAAACAATTGCATTTAGCAACGAACGGAGACCATTGTGATCTGATTTTTCATCATCAGTTTGAAATTTATTCATAACGATTATCGGATTCGAACCTTCAAAACATCGATTTACTAGAGTACTCCCATCTAAATCTAATCCTGATATAGAGCGCAATTCTGCTAATAGGCATTTACAAGATTCAAATATCAAATGGAATAGATTTTCTGAAATAATTTCAGGTCTACAGAACGCAAGTATCTGAGGATGAATTGAAAATCTATGCAGATCTGCTTTCAATCGACTTACAACCTCGGTAGCCTCGTCTAGTGTTGTTGCAGGAGTTACTTTTATTACCTTTCCTGTAGGAAGAAGTTTAAGCCCGATAAAACTTAAAAGTGTATTTAATGAATCTAATGCATCAGTAAAATCATTTTGTCTTTCTACGAAGAGTGACGGAGCCATAATGTATTCAATTATTTTTATCATTGGATCGTAGGAATTGTTCTTATTACATTCATTAGCGACTCCATTATAAATACGTTTCCATTTTGTATCGATATCAGGAAGTTCACAGTTAATACCTAAATTAGCAAACATTATTGTTATTTCTTGTCCAGTTAATAACTCACCTAGTATTTTACAAATTTTTGTGATTTGTAAACTATTCATTTATATCACTCCCTTTCATCAAAATTATACATGAACGGGAGGTGAAGATAAATATTTAATTAACAAAGGAGAAAATATGTACAACACAAACAACTGATTTAGCTCTATTGATTAAAAACTCATAAATTTGCAAAACATATAAGCCACCAACAAACGTTAGTGGCAGTAGCGAGGGGCATTAAATGAAAGAGGAAAAACATATTAAAATACTCCGCCAACAGCTGGAACTATTGACGGAGTTGCAAAAACAAGTGGATGATCCACAAATAATCATGGAGTTATCTGACAAAATAATTGTGTTATCTGATGCACTAACTAATCTAGAAGAATCACAAAATAATAAATTATCTGTTTGGAAAGACGCATCATTAATTTATCAATTAGCCTTATCAATTCAAAATAAATGTGCAAAAGATATAGATGAATTATTTGCTCTGGGCAGTGACAAAAGTAAATAGCATCTGCATAACTGCGATAGCAATATGTTGATGCTTGTGGAGCACATTAGAAAATTTTGATAATAGACCTTTTGGCACGGGAATATCATTACTTAAGTTTGTTTCTAGCAAATGGAGCATTTTTCTAAACGCTTCTTTTTCTTCCATAGATATATTTTTGTCATTGTCAATTAGATTTGAAATTGAATTTATGGATTGATCTATAGAAATTGAAACATTTTCTTGTGAACCAATTATAGAATTTCCATTTATAGTGCCAATGTTAAATATATTGGTTGCATTAGAGCGTTTATGAGCACGCTGATAGTCTGTTTCATATTTTAAAATGGCGCCATCAGTCATTCCCAAAGGTTTTACATCTATAACATGGTAGTTCTTTTTGTTATGAACCAAGATATCGCCTTCTATTATATCTGAAAATTCTAATGTTTGAATGGAGTTTGGATATTTACTAGAACAGAAAAATCCATACACTTTGTCAGCGATTACTTTATTATTTCGTATTACAGTAAATAATTCAGACATATTTTTAAATGGGGCAACCGGCATTTTGAATTTCATTATAATCACCTCCCTTCTAAGGTGATTATACAAAGTGAACTTTAAAAATATACAAAATATACATGAACAATTTGTAAAAGGAGGTAACTATGAATAAAGAATCATTATATGAATTATGTTCAATGTGCTTATGGATTTTAGCATTAGGTATATCCTCTAGCATAAGCTTATTCATTCTAGTATGGACGGTTAGGCTAGCGTTTAGCGCCTAGGAGGTACATATGGATAAGATGTGTATCACAGTAGCGGAAGCCGCTGAGCTTGCCAGTGTACCGGAAACCGTTATTCGAGAATGGGCGCAAGACTTTGATTTTCCGTCTATGAAGATAGGAAAGAAGGGGGGCAAACGCCTTATTCACGTTGAGTCGTTTAATACTTGGCTAGCGAAACGATGCCAAGCAAGAATAGGGGAATAGGTATGAAAATGTTTTTAATCACACTAGCAGCTTGCATGGTGTTTGTTTTGGAAGGATCCGACATTCAAGGATATGATGTTCCAGATATAGCATTATATTTAGGACTCATCGCGTCACTAATCTTGTTGTTATATACAGCATTTATTGAAAGGAGTGAATAATATGCAATCCATCATACAGGCAATGTTCTTCGTTGCATTGATCATGAGCGTGTGTGCATTAATTAGTAGTGTATTCGTATTAATGATGATTTAGTAGGTGATACATGAAACGAGTTACATGTGCTAAGTGTGGAGTTAGATTAATTCCATATACTTACAGTTACATTTATGACGAGATAAATCGTAAGGCAATTAGAGTATGTAAACGATGCCACGATGAACATGTTCGCCGTAAAAGTAAAAATGCTCGCACTCACGGCAATGAGTAACGAGCACAAATTAAATTAACCTAGTTAAATTGTAACACATAAGGAGGCTGCCATGCCAACTGTTAATAAAAATATAGATTTTGATTTCTTTAATAGATCGGGCCGGTTCCCTCCGAAAATACGATTTAATGTGTGGGGATCCGCGTGTGGATTAAGCATGGATGCTTATAAAGCAATGGGAAAACCTATTGGCCTTAAGGTGGGCATTGATAAGGTAAACCATGTAATTCATGTGCTACCTATTGATAAAGAAAATATCAAAGGTGCTATTTATCCAAAATCACACGAACTTAAACGGTCAAAGGTAGTTATTTCAAGAGCTCGTATTGTTTTAGCCGGACTTAAAGAGTTAGGCATTACAAACAATCTTGAAGGTACCGTTAATGATAAGAACGGATCCGTTCAATTACTGTTTAAATTTTAAGGAGAAACTATCATGGAAAATCAAAATATCTTAACAATTAAATTCAATACATTAGATGATCTAGCAGTACAAGTAGCAGATTGGCATGAACGTCTTAATCATCAATGCTGCGGTAATTGCCATGATGGTAAAGCTCCTGCGGGAACAGTTTGTGAAACTATTGATGTAGAGGCTGTAACATCTAAGGTCGAGCCTAAAGTGGTGAAGGTTGAAAAAGCTGAAGTGAAAGAAGAAAAAGCACCAAATAAAGTCGCTAAATCAGAACAAACACAAGACTTTCATGTGACAGACTTCGAAGGCAATCCAATAAAACTAAAAAAAGAAGATAAGGTTAAACCAGTAGCAGACACTGAACCTGCTAAAGCAACAAAAACTGAAGAGGCTGCTCCGGTAGAAACTCCTCAACAAGATACAGAATTAGACGTTGTCACTGAACCTGTAGATAAAAAAGCCTTTTATAAAAAATTCCGTGCATGGATGGGTGAGGATGGTGTAAAGGCTAAAAAGGCGATTGCTGTTTTTAGCAAGCACGGTGTTACTCGTCCGTCTAGCGACTCTTTAACGGATGACCTTATCACCGATTTAAAATCCATCATGGCAGAGAAGGAGGCTTAAATATGGCTAAGCAACAATTCAAAGCGCAAGCTGATATATGTAAAAAGTCATTAGACGTATTACTTAAGGCCATTGAAGTGGACCCTGGTAATGCTGAAGAATACCAAGCAGGTATAGCGTATACAGAAGGTGTCATGAAAGCATCTAATGCAATTGTAAAAGCCTTTGATGTGGTAGAGCCTCCTAAGGCAGCTGCTTCTAAAGAAAAAGCGGAAGATGTGGCAAAGGAAGAAAAGCCAAAGCGCACTCGTAAAACCAAAACAAGTAAAGATTCTGCACCAGTTAATGAGCCAGCTACAGATGAAACACCGCCAATGGTTGAGACTAGTGCAGAAGAAAACGCTGACCTCTTTGCTATGTTTGGTGATTAAAGGGGGAATTCACTGTGGAGATTGTATCCAGCACCTATATTCACAAAATGTTCGATAGCGTAATCCTAGAGGCTCCTTACGGTGCGGAGTATACAACTATTTGCCATCTCGATTGTGGATTTACATTTGGCGGTAGCTGGCAGCGTAAGTATTCCTATCACAATGGATATGTAACTGGTGCTAAATATTATACTTGTCCAAACTGCCATCTATCATCCAATCCCTACGATCATAAGATTTGCTATTCCATTAATGATGAGAAAGTATATCCTGTGACAGCCTATGTAGAAGTTATCAACTATAAATATTTTTTAGATTTAAAGATTAGATACCAAGGTATACAGCTTTTCTTTGATGGTAGAAAAAATGACCACGGAATGTGCACGGAAACATTGCGATTCGACTTTAAAAAACGTAAAGCTACATACATTGATAGATTTAGAGTTCGCCACGAACTCACTGTTGATTATATTCGTGAGAACGAGATTATGCCTGTGCTTAAATTCTTTGGTGATTCATATGCCATGACAGACTTTAATCGAAAGTTTTTAAATAAAACATTTAAAGCTTTAAGAGTTATGTTTGAAAAACGATTGAAAGAAACATATGGCTATGGGGCTAAGGATATATATGTGTCACCTAGCGCCACTGAAGAAAACGGCTATCATTTCACAATGTTACTTAACATGATTTTGAAATTATCGGCGCCAGATATGCCTGGCATTGTGAGTCTAATGAGACAGTATGTATATTGGACCAATGCTTATAGCTTATATCGATACACACACATCCCCTTCGAAGAGGATGTGTTAACAGCTACAAGAAAGGGGATGAACTTTCAAGCGGCGCTTAGACAGTCGTATAAATCACCTAATAGCAGGGCATTACGAAAATGTATGGTTGATGATCCGTTAAGCGTATATATGTCTGATATCCTCAATCTTTTCAGCGACGAAAACTGCAGACGTACTATTCTTACACTACAACGCAGCTATGAAAGTGCTTGCCCATATACTGGTAAGCTTCATAACGCTAACGATTTTCGTAAGGCTATGAAGCTAAATACACCTCATTCTAGGGATATGTGGCAAAAACTAATCGAACGCTTCGATGAACCTGCTATATTGCGGTGGTTACTTGGTGAGGATATCCGTGATATAGCAGATTGCGTTGATATGTACGTAAAACTAGGACCAAAATACCAGGATGTTTTATGGGAAAAGCGATTCAAGCTAAAACAGTTCCACGATGAACTTATCAATTTGTTTAACAAGCAAGAGTACGGAGATGTAATATTGCCTGCTCAACCTCAATTACAGGCTGATGTGAACGGAATGCACTTCATGGTTCCTAAGACTGCAGCTGATTTGATGACGGTTGGAAAACAATTAAAAAATTGTGTGGGCTCTTATCGTGGTCGTGTCATGCAAGGACAGACGGCGATTGTAGTTGTCACTGATGATGACATGAATCCTGTGGCCTGCTTAGAACTAGCCACAGGGAAAAAGATAAGAAAAGGACAACCCAAATTCAACCATTTAGTGCAAGCGAAGTTATTTGCGAATACGCAGCTAAAACAAAATAATAAAATTCACTCGACAGTTATGCAATGGGCCAATAAATTACAGATTGAGCCGCACACCATCGATGTGGATGCCACTGTTGTATAGGAGAATGATATGAAACTCACAAAATTAGAATTACTAAATTTTAAAGGGCTAAAGTCCTTTGCTATAAATCTTAATGGCGATGTCGTAATCCGTGGCGATAATGCTACTGGTAAAACGACTGTATTTGACTCTGTGTGCTGGTTACTATTTGGCAAAGATAGCCTAGATAGAGCTGACTTTGAAATTAAAACATTGGATGGCGGAAACCCCATTCATAAAGTCAATCATGAAGTAACAGGTACCTTTACTTTAGATGAAGGTGGCACAGTAGAACTCAAACGTGTGTATCGTGAAAAGTATTCATCCCCTCGTGGTGGCGATATAACTCTCACGGGGCATACAACAGATTACTTTGTCGATGGGGTGCCTAAAAAAGAAAAAGAGTATAAAGAAGTTGTAAACACTCTTATCGATGAAAGTATCTTTAAATTAATCACAAACCCCTTGTATTTTAATGAAACGTATTCTTGGCAAAATCGCCGTAAGTTACTTCTTGAAATGTGTGGCGATATTGACGATGCTGCTGTAATTAATAGCCGTGATGATTTAAGACGATTGGCTGAACTGTTAGAGGGGAGAACAGTAGACGATCATCGTAAGGTGGTCGCAGCTAAGAAGACCGCCATAAATAAAGAACTGGATATGATTCCAATTCGTATTGATGAAGCTGTTCGTAACAAGCCTGAAACTGCATCTGATAAAGAAAAACTCATTCGGGATATTGAAACCTTATCCGCTGGTATAGATGAAGTTGAAAAGCAAAAGGCAATTATTAAAAACGGGTTTAGTTCTACTGAAAAGGAATCTAAAATCCGTGATATTAATCGCCAGTTAGATGCTCAAAAATCTAAAGTGCTATCCGACTATCATAAACAAAAACAACATCTACGCGGTGAATATGAAGCCTCTTTAACAAAGCTAAAAATGGTGGAAGTAGACCGAGATAGATGTGCTGATAGACGAGACGAACTGAATAAAGAGATTGAGCGTGAGTCTAAACGCATTGCAACCTTACAATCTGAATTTGATGCGTTTAACGCACAACAATTCAATAAAGAATCTTGCCCTACTTGTGGCCAAGCACTACCCGCTGATAAGCAAGCAGCACTCGAGGCAGAGTTTAACACCAATAAATCTAAGAAGATTGAGGAGTGGAAAGGGCTTATTGAAAGTGCAGTAAAGCTTAAAGGAAACTACGAAGAGCAACAAGAAATTATGGCGTCAAAGATTGATAGTTTAACTACTGAGGCATCTCAATATAATGATGCTTACAATGTTAAATTTAAAGAATATGAGGCGTACTCTGAGCCTAATCTTGAAGACGATCCAGTCTATGCTGATTTGAAGGCTCAATTATTCTTACTAGAGATTGACGATGAACCAGGAGCTGATACTGAGGGCCTTGCTAAACTTGACGAAGAGTTGAGCTCTATGAAGTCTAAAAAAGCAAACCTCGAGACTGAATTAAATAAATTTAACCTTATTGATGATATTAATCATCGAATCCTTGAGTTAGAAAGCCAACAACAAAAGTTAGTAGCAGAAAAGAACGCGCTTGATGAAGCATCTTTCTTAATGGATGAATTCATTAAAGCAAAGGTTAATATGTTGGAAGAAAACATTAACTCGAAATTCAAATTAGCTCGATTCAAAATGTTTAATGTTATGTTAAACGGCAATATTGAAGAGTGCTGTGAAACTACCTATAAAGGAGTTCCATATAGAAGCATGAATAACGCAGCACGTATTAATGTAGGGTTAGACATTATCAATGCATTAACAAGCTATTACAAAGTGAATGCTCCAGTATTCATCGATAATGCGGAAGCTGTAACAGACTTTATCCCTGTTAATAGCCAAACAATTAAATTGATCGTTGATGAATCAGAACCACAATTGGTGGTTAAGGAGGTGTAAGTATGAACGACTTACAAATATTTAAAAATGATACATTTGGCCAAGTTCGTATTTTAGAAAAAGATAATGAATTGTGGTTTGTAGCCAAAGATGTCGCCGATACTCTCGGGTACCAAAACGGTAGTCGAGATGTAAACCGACATACTGATGAAGAAGATAGAAGAAAGACAATGGTGTTTGATGGTAATCAAAATAAAGAAACCATCTTAATTAATGAAAGCGGATTATATTCCCTGGTGCTATCTAGTAAATTACCAACAGCAAAGCAATTTAAACGATGGGTTACATCTGAAGTAATCCCTCAAATTCGTAAAACCGGAGCTTATAGCGTAAATATTCCAAAGTCATTACCTGAAGCTCTAAGAGCTTACGCTAATGAGGTGGAATCGCACAATGCTACCAAAGCTATTGTTGCTCAGCAAGAGCAGCAGATAGCAGAATTTAAACCGGTTAAGGATTATGTGGATAAAATCCTCTCAAGCAAATCTTGCTTAACGATCACACAAATTGCCGCTGACTACGGCATGAGTGCTCAAGAGCTAAATAAGATTTTGCACGAGTCTGGTTTACAACGTAAGGTTGGTGATCAATGGATTCTTTACAAGCAGCATATGTCAAAAGGCTTCACTAAATCCGAAACCTTTACATTCTGTAGAAGCGATGGTCGCTTAGACTCTAAAATCACAACTAAATGGACTCAAAAGGGCCGTTTAGAAATTCATAATATTTTATCTAATTTAGATATCCACGCTGTATGCGAAAACGTGGCATAGGAGGTACATAATGGCAAATGAAGTAGCGACTAGAAACAATACAAATTTACCTGGGTTTCAATCTGCAGAAGGATTTGAACTATTACAACGACAAGCAAAAATGTTTACACATTCCACGTTGGTCCCTCAACAATTCCAGGGTGAACAAAATATGGGGAATGCTATTATCGCATTAGAAATGGCAACACGAATGAACGCTAGCCCATTAATGGTGATGCAAAATTTATATATCGTATATGGCAACCCAGGATGGTCCAGTAAATTCCTAATTGCAACATTCAATCAATGTGGTCGATTTGAAGCTATTAAATATAGACCTACTGGCGAAAAGGGAACTGACTCTCAAGGTATTATTGCTTACACTCGCGAAAAAGGTTCAGATGAAATTATCGCAGGTCCAGAAGTTACAATCGCACTAGCAAAACAGGAAGGTTGGTATGACAAGAAAGGTTCTAAATGGAAAACCATGCCGGATCAAATGTTACGTTACAGAGCTGCAGCATGGTTGATTAGAACTACAGCGCCTGAAATTTCAATGGGCTTACAGACTGCAGATGAAATTATTGATGTTGAAGGAAAGGTCATCGATACGGCCGATATAGTCGCTGAAACCATTAGTCAAAATGCTAATAGCGAAGCAATCGATATTGAGTCTGCACCTACCAGTGAGTTTGTTAATCCTGAAACTGGCGAAGTAGTCAATATGTTCGGTGATTAATTGTGATTAGTATTCAAGCATTCGGTAGTAGCTCGAAAGGGAACTGCTACCGAATCAAAACCTCAACCAATGGTGATGAACTGCTACTGGATGCAGGGCTACCATTTAAAGAAATTCAGCGTTATTGTCTCTTTAACTTTCTACACCTATGTGGCACGTTGCTCACACATCAACACGGAGACCATAGTAAGGCCGTAAATGATCTATTAAAGCTAGGCCATCGGGTGTATATGCTAAAGGATACTGCAGACGCATTATATGTGTCTGACCAGCACACAGCAATCCTTATAACTCCAAAAGTTCAATTTAAGATCGGTAATTTCAGCATTTTACCTTTTGAATTAGAACATGACGTTCCTAATGTTGGTTTTTTAATTTCTGATGGCGAGGAAAAGCTACTCTACATCACAGATACCTATTACTGCCGGTATACGTTTAAGAATATTGATCACATCATGGTTGAATGTAACCATTCCTATGAAATCCTAAATCAACAAGTAGAAGCCGGTAATTTAGATGAAAAGCGAATGGAACGGTTAATCCAATCTCATTTTTCATTAGAAAATGTAATTAAATTTCTAAAATCTATGGACCTAACCAAGTGTCAAGATATACGTCTACTACATTTATCTGATAGCAACTCAGATTCGGAAATATTTAAGCAAGCTGTTCAAGCTGCTACTGGTAAGTTAGTAATCGTAGAACAGGAAAGGAGCCCTTTATGATTATTAAATCAATTCAAATTAAAGATAATGACATCAGTATTGCCTACCAGAAACCATCTGCCACAGGTCTTACAGATGTATTCACGCTAAAATCTAAAGACGACCCACGGCCTGAACTTCTGCAAGCATTCAGTAAACTGCAGTCTATTGTGAAGAAGAACTTTGAATTCTTGGAAGACTTTAAAATCCCATTTTTGGTAAATACATTTAAATTTAAGTATGATGACATTGAAGGTCTTATTAATCAGGTTGGTGTTGAAGGTATCGTGTCTGATATGAACACTCCTAATGAATTTAAGTTCAAAACAGACTGGTTAAATGTTGAATATGCAGACTCTACATTTGCTATCTCTGTTCAAGACTTAATCGATGAATGCGTGAAATTTATTATGGGACGTCGAGCCCAGGACAATTTATTTGTAGATGAGGAATGATGAATGGCCAAGGACGTGTATTACTTCAGCCACGATGTTAATGCGAGCAATGATCCTAAAATCGTAGCAATGGAGTCAGAGTTTGGGGTTATTTCATATGCCTGGTGGTGGAAATTAATTGAAAAACTAGCTTCATCTGAGGACTATAGACTGCCTTTTAAAAAATACACCTTTATTGCTCTCGATAAAGAGTTAGGAATTTTAAACGAAAATGAACGACCGTTGAACGAAAATGAACGACCGTTGAACGAAAATGAACATACTTTCTTTTGTTCAAATAAGTCATTTTTGTTTGTAAACTCGTTAATTAATGATTTTGAATTGATCGAATGTGATGAAGAGTATTTTTGGTCTCCTAGTTTGATTCGCAGACAAGAAGAGCGAAGAAGTAAATTTGAGAAAAAGCAGGAACAGCGTAGGCTCGCAGGCATTAAAAGTGGTGAAGCTCGCAGAAAAAAGGAACAAAACCGAACGACCGTTCAACGAACTTCAACGGTCGTTGAACAAAACGAACAAAAGGAAAGGAAAGGAAAGGAAAGTATATATTCATATTCATATAATGAGGCGCGCGAAAATGAAAAATCAGATAAGGATATCTTATCCATGTTTGATGAATCTAAAAAACATGATCCATATAAAAACGTGTTCAAAATTTATATGAATGATGTAGGTGAAATTTCTTCTGTGACAAAAGAGAAACTAGAAGGCCTTGTTAATGACTTTGGTGAAAATGAAGTTATTGACGCTATTAGTAAATCTAGCGAAGTTGGTAAGGCTAGTATCGCGTATATCACAGCCGTTCTAAATAACAAGATTAGGGAGGAGGCAGCAAAGGATAATGGAACAAGCAAACGTAACAGCAATGCTAGAGGCGTGTCTCGAAAAAATTCGAGAAAGGACGAAGACGTCGACTGGGAAAAAGAATATCAAAGAGTCCACGGTAAAAAATGAGTTCTTTTACCCGGTCTACGATGAACCAGTAGTCATTCAAACAAACGTTAATACCACCTATGCCGCAGTTGGGATTCCTAAGCGGTATTATGATATGGATTTCGATTGGTTACGCCAACATGGTAGTTTTCCAAAAGAAAACGCTGAAGCTTATGAAGTGGTTAAGAAGTATTCTGATAATCTGAAAACTAATCTTGATTCCGGTAAGGGCCTCATATTAAGGGGCCCAGCTGGCACAGGTAAGACATCAATTGCGGTTAGCATTCTAAAACAGTCCATGGAGTTAGGCAAAGGGTGTTTAATGATTTCTATGCCTAATTTATTAGACAACATGCTTACATTATCTAAAGGAGATAATGTGGCCTATCTAAGATATGAACAGAAGCTTAGAAATATCCCATTGCTATTACTCGATGATTTTGGTGCTGAGTATTCAAAATCTGACTGGGTATCATCTAAAGTCGAAAGTATCATTATTGATCGATACAACAGGATGAAACCTATCATTCTTACAACGAATTATAGTGATACCTGGACTGAAGAGAACTATAGTCAAAGGATATATGACCGACTACGTGGCGAATATGCGGTGGCTATATTCAATGGAGAGTCACACCGATGAAGCTTTTATTAAGATGTCAGTTCAGGTTTAGAAAGAAAACACATGACAGGTTCCCTACGTTGAACGAGTATATCGACTGTGAACGCGGCTCGACTATAGCAGCGGCAGCCATGAAGAAAAAATGCACTGAGCAGGTTAAAGAACAATGTCTATCTCAGCAGATACAGCCAGTTAATGGGAAAGTGGACCTATTATTTGAATGGCACTCTTCAACTAGGCATGATCCTGATAATGTGGCATTCGCTAAGAAGTTTATTCTTGATGGGTTACAAGCTGCTGGCGTGTTAGAAAATGACAATCGAAAGTTCATCGGTACTATGGCTGATGAGATTATTCAGGATGATGAAGACTATGTAATCTTACATATTACTAAGAATATGGGAATATTCTTGTGATTATAAAATTAGCGGAGGTATAAAATGACTGTTAAAGAATTAGAAGAAGCTTTGAGCAGAGTAGAAAACAAAGACATTGAAGTTATAATGTATGATGAAATGTTTGGTGGGGCTGAAATTGAAGGCGTCGTGCATAATCTAGATGAACCAAAACTCAACTTCAAAGAACGTGTAGAACTATTGATTGGATGTGAACTTAATGCTAATCGAAGATAAGAATAAATGGTGTTGGGTTGATGACTATGGAAATGCAGGTGAGCCACAAGATACGATACAAGAGACCATCGATGATCTTATGGAGTGGGAACCTGATTTAAAAGAGATATGGCTCACAGATGAGTTTGAACGAGTTGTGAGAATAGGACATCCTAATTATTACACGCCGAAAGTTGATGCCGAACGAGTGATTGAAGACATTATCAATTATGATATTGATGATGAAATAGCTGAATGGGCTTGCGAGTATTTAGCAAATGTTAAGGCTGAACATCTTGATGAGCTAAGCGTAGCTTTAACAAAGGTATTCCGTGAATGGGAGAAGAAATATGGGTATGAGAATAAAGGCCATGTGGTTTTAGAAACAAAACCGTATCCTGTTGATAGCAATGGCAGGCTTATTGTAGTGTAAATACTAATTATATTAATTATTTTTTATGAAGCTGGTATAAACAAATTCGGACTAAAGCACAAAATAAATGATAAAGGAGAAAACATCTTTGAATGAATATGATATTGAAAAAATCACTAAGTTGGCCACAGAGGTGGCTACTAAAACCTACTACGAATTAGCCAAACAAGAAAATGCTCAACTCGGTCGCAAACTTCGACACAACACGATCAAGTTATTAAAGCATTACAGTCAGCTGCAGTCTTATGTAGACAATGCTATCTCGGATTCGACACAAGCCGAAGATATATGGCTCAATGAACTGCTAGCTGATATGTTCGATGACAATAGCATTGTAAGGGTAAATGCCATTGTTAAGAGCAAAGAGAAAACGGCGCTTATGATGAGACACGTTAATAACATGCTAGATATCTATGCGGAAAAGTGCAGCGAGAAACAGTTTAAATACTGTGAATGTGTGCGACGTTATTATATCGATGGCGAAACATTAGAAGAAATTGCTGAATCATTCCCTGAAAAACCAGATGTGCGTACTATTCATAGGTACGTTGCAAGGGGAATAGAAGAACTATCTGTACTTCTCTGGGGAGTGATAGGGCTCAATACAAAATTGTCATAAAACTGTCATGGACATGTCATTCTTGACAATTTATAATGATAGTGTGAGTTAATAGGAAAACAAATACTCTATCTCTCAACGACACAGTAAAACCTAGAACACTAAAGCAAAAAAGCCCCTGCTTCGGCAAGGGCTTTTTGCTATAGGGTAGCTAATCCTATAATGTAGTGCGATCGCAACAGGATGCAAGTTAATGGCAAGTTATATACTAAACGTAAATAACAAATGCGCGTTTACCG